TGTTTGTTGCTAATTTGGTTGTTAATTAGATACGCTTCAGCGTTTGTTTTTTCTTCAAGCGCCCTAATAGTAGTATCATACTGCCATTTTTTGATAGCAGTATCATAATTATACTGAGCTTGTTTACGGTAGTTGTCGCGGTCGGCTTCAAACTGGCGACGTGCTGCTACATTTTGAGCACGGGCTTGCCTTTTTGCTGCATTCTTCTCCTTTTCGTAAGCAACTTTCTGTGCTTTGTTAGCTTTGTCAGCTTCTTTAGCGCCAGAAATACCACCAGCAATAGAAGCAAGGGCACTGACGCCACCCAAAACTGCGCCAACCCATTGCATCTCCAACCCAGATTCAGCTAGCTGTTCATCTAGGAGGTTGAAGTTTTTATTCAATTCAAACATTAAGTCCTCCTATAGAATCGGGGAGAATAGTTACCTTCCCACATCATTGATACTAACGACACAGGATATGGATAATTACTTGTCACTTTTAATTCAAAGTTAGTGTTACGTCGATGGACGGGTACAGTAAATACACGTTCAGATACTACAGGATTGGTGTCTCCAGAGTAGTAATCAGCCTCTGCTGTATGTTGGATGTTACTCCAATCATTAGCACCAGTTGCTTTAATCTTAAATGTAACAGCACCTGTCTTACCAATAGAGAATTTAACCCTAGAAATAGTTAAGGTAGCTGTGTAATCAGTTGTAACTTCATTACGCCTGAAGTAAAACTTAGGAAGTGTAGCCTCAAAGTCATAGTTATAACCAACTACAATACCGTCAGCATAACCAGAGAAGTCACCTTTTACTTCAAAATATCTAAATCCTGTACCAATCTCTGTACGCTCTGTAGCAGCCGCCCAATACCCTTGGTCAGAGGCAAGCTCATCATCTGTACCGCTGTCTGCACTAGGCACAGTGAGTAGCATGGCTCCTTCTTTATCTTGGATTGGGGTGAAGGGTACGTAGATTTTAGTGATGTCATTGGTTCCATCGTAGACAACAGCATCAACAGCTGGATCGGGTTTTACAGGACGTGTTGCAAAATCAAGACAAGAGTTACCACTGATGTCGGAAGCTTCTGCAATGACGCTACCATTTGGTATTTCATCTAATTCAATCTTACCAATGGTATATTCGTCTTCATGTTGTCCTACAACATAGACAGCATCGTTGATAATTTTAGCAGCTTGAATAGTATTAGGCAGTTGCCATTTAGTCCAAGCTTGGAATAGATCCTCCTTACCGTTGTTATAGTACCTATAGAGATAGAGGTAAGAAGTATCCCTATCAACAAGCATAATAACAGAGTTAGGTGGGCTTGTAGTCATGCCATCTACTGTATCTGGAATCCACTCCAATACAGCTTTACTGATGTCTACAACAATAGGTGTCTGCTCTACATCACGTAGCTGTAGGGTAAACAGTTTGCTGTACCCAGGTACACGACTAACAAAAGCAGGTGAGGTACCTACGTCAATAGGTGCAATATCTGTAGCCATCTCATAGTTAGAGAGGGCACGGATCACAGCAGAGCTAGGTGTAAGGATACTAGCGTCAGTTGCATACAGCTGGAACTGTTGACGTTCACTGAATAAGATAAGACCCTGTGGTGAAGGCAAGACATCAGACAACGTAACAGGACGTACACTAGATACGTTCAAGTCAATTGGATCTGAATCAATCTGTGTGAGTGCTGATTTAACAAAGAAGTTATAAGAGTCGTTAGCAACACCTAGAAAAATGTTGTCACCAGATAACACACCAAAGCGATTGCTGTAGAAGAATGTTGAGTTGATAGTGCTACCAATAAATGAAGGCTCAGGGCTGGTGGTATTGTCTCCAGTCAACCTACCGTTCCAAGCAATAGGACCAAAGGTAAATGTAGTAGCCCCTGTGTTAACCAACTCATGTGGCATTGTAGCTGCATCTAATCCAGGAGACGCGTCACGTGCTAATGTTTCTTCCCAATAACCATCACCACCAGTACCATTATAGGCAACGTATTTAACGTAGTAATCGTCATCAGCAGACTCACTGTTTAAAATCCTTACTGTGTTACCGTGGAAAGATTGTAGAGCTAGTTTGTCAACAGTAGTTACGTCGTCTAAGTAAACCTGAAGAGAATCATTTGTTACACCACCTTTAGCATTAAGAGTGAACGCCAAGGCAGTACCACCAGGAGTACTATAATCTGTTACAACACCGTTAGCTTCGTTTGTACGACGAATAACCAGACTGTTAATATATCCTTCTAAGTACCACCTTCCAGTAAAATCAGGGTCACTAGCAGCTTGTCTAGCAAGGATATATGCTTGAATTGCATCCATCATGTGACGGCCAATATGTACATCACTGGCGTCATACAACAGCATTTGGTCGAAGGTATCATTACTAGGAGTAAATGTAATATTATCTCCTTGCAAAGTGATAGTATAAAGATTAGATTCTACTGCAATTAATTTTAACGTACCAACAGAGTTAGCCAAATAAGTACCATCTGCCTGCATAGCAGTGTTGACAGTTTTGTTGGTAATAATTGTAGTGTCTTGAATGCTACGGAAGTGGTAATCGTTCTGGCTAGCGCCTGTTAAATACCCAGTAGCATATGCTCCTCCGCCTGGGGCTTCAACAGTGCAAAACGTACCATCCTCTGCAGTCCACACAAAGATGTCAGTACCTTTAATACAACCAATGTAAGACCCAGCAGTAGCACGGTCAATAAAGAACCAAGACGCATCTTCTAGTTCACTCTCTGTAAATGCATCACCATTAGCTTTACGCAATACATTAGTATATTGCATACCGGGTCTTTTAAGAAGACCAAAGGTAGGGTCAGGATAACCGTTAATACACTCAGTTAGCTGACCTTCTAGTTTCTTGTCGTCATTTTGTTTAGAGACACCACCAAGAAAATTAGGTGTCAGTTGAGTTACTGCTGGCATTAGCGTTGCAAGGTATGGTACGGCTGATAGCTTTGATAATAGTTTCCAGTCTTAGGACTTCCGAAGTAAGTGTAGTCACCTTGGTTGCACTCATACTCCATTGCCATAGCACGTGCAAAAGCTTCTTTTTGTTGAAGCATTTGGAATTGATTTGGGTCACCGACAACACGGCTAGACACAATAGCAGCAGCACGTGCTACGATAAATGCCTGAACAGGTTGAGGGATGTTCTCCCAATCAAAGTACCAAGTAATATCTACATAGAGTTTTTCGTCAGTCCACTTATTAGAATGGGCAATACGGTCATAGAGTTTACCTCCACGGTTAATAGAATCCCTACCCATGTTTTGAGTGTAGGATGAGTTAAGATCCATCTGAAGAATGTTATTAGCAATCTTCACTTCATTATTAGAATCAGGTGTAACGGGATAATCCAATTCTTTATTGAAAGACCAGCCTTCAGACTGGACTTCACGTGAGACTTCCCTCAGGGTGTTGAGTGCAATCGCAACGTCCGGGTTGGTTTGAGTTTCAACTCTACTTGTAACATTAGATTGAGTCAAGCTAGCTTGGGTAACAGTGTTGCCTACATTGCTAGTATGATTGATGTTTAAGGTATGGTTATAATAGATAGGGCTTAACGTAAGAGCTGCATTAGCTGCAGTAGTAGAAGCGCTGATAGTATATGTAAAATTACCACCACCAATATCGGTAGGACCACTGTCTACAGTGACAGCAGTAGTAATTGTAGAGCTACTAATTGATACACCTTTAGGGATAAAAGCTGAGGTCGAAGTAAGTGTAGTACCTGAAGCACTAGCGCTTGGGGTAAACAAAGTACGTGCTGTAGAAATAGAAGTGTTGTCTTCTACACCAGTACCACTAATATAAGACCCTTGGGTTAAATCACTTTTAGAAGTATAAAGAGTAGTACCATTAATATAACCAGTAAACCTAGAGGTTTCACTAAGTACAAGAGTTTCTTCAGTTGTCAACGTGGTTACAGGAGCCTGACCAACTGACGCCAGGATCTGATTAACAGCTTGTAGCTCAGTGTTGGAGCCAGTAGTAGGAAAAGGCATAATTGTAAATGAGTTTTATTCTCAATAAAGAATTAAAAAAAAGGAGCCCCCGAAGAGGCTCCCAAAAAAAAGATCAGAATGCAGAAGGTGCAACGTTGGTAGCATAA